TGTGCAAAGTCAACCGTAAATAAATATTTACCGTGATGCCATTTCTTGTCTTTACCAATATACTTACCTGATGTGCCGCCTAGAAGATCCCAAATATGAACAGCAGGATAATAGCTAAAACAATTCCATAACTGAAGTTCATCAAGTCTACGTTTCGGAACACCTTCCGGTCTAAAACCTCTCTGTATGAAGGCAGATATCGGGAGACGATAAAAGACAGCGCCATTCTCCATAATCGCATGGAATAAAATAGCACGGCCTGCAATAGAGCTAAGACCAAAGATAATACAGTCTTCAACCTCTCCGTGATGAGCTTTAAGATCATATAAATATTCTTTTCTGATTTGTGCGTATGTTACTGGTATATTAGCATTTAAGTACGCCATGCATAAATTAGTTTACTAAACTGATTATTATAACAATTGCAACAACTGCACCAATAGCTATTTTTTTATTAGCTAATACTAGTGCCCATATTTGTTTTACTTTGTCCATAGTTTCCTCCTAGGTTAATCGTAAATATCTCCCCAACTATCTCCAGATTCATAATCTACTTTATTAGGGATCTTTAACTTAACAGCATTTTCCATAATCTCAATAATTTTTTTAGCCTGATTGCTTGATTCAACAGAAATATCTAACTCATCATGTATCTGTATGTGTGGCACAATACCTTCTCTATATAAATCCAACATAGATTGTTTTGTCATGTCAGCTGCACTACCTTGTATTAGTTTATTTAATGCTTTGTAAGTCATAGCTCTTCTTATGTTTGCTTTTGTAGCTTTAGGATATTTTTTAAAGTATGCTGCTTCTGCATCTGCTTTACTCATTGGTGCAACAAACTTACCATTGTTCCATTCTGCTATCTCCCATTTATCAAACCTACATTTTCTACCACCAAATGTTTTTATGTATCCAAATGCAGCACCATCTCTTGATATTGCATCCATAAGATCTTTTACAAAAGGCACACTATCATGATATTTATTAAATAGTTTTACTGCTTCTTCTTTTGTAGACAAACCTAACTCTGCTTGTAGTTTAGCTTTACCCATACCATAAAATAATCCAAGGTTAATTGTTTTAGCTTGTGTTCTCGATATGTTAGCCATGTTTGCAACAGTTTGATGGAAGTCTACTGTATTGTTTTGAAACCTTTCTACAATTTCAACTACTTCTTCATCGCCTTTAAATTTTGTAGCTGCATAGTGCACAACTAATCTTGGTTCTTGCTGACTGTAGTCAAAGCATCCCCACTTGTGATCGTGTTCTGGTATAAATAATGATCTAATCATTGGTCCTAGCTGCTTGTTCCTTGCTGGAATTTGTTGAAGGTTAGGATTAGAATATGAAAATCTACCTGTTACCGTACCTCCACTATCCCCTCGAATAGGGTTAATATCCGCATGTATTCTTCCTTTATATTGATACTTAATTATAGTGTCTATAAATGTGGTATGAGCCTTGTTTATTTCTCTAGCTTTTGCTATTCTCTGCACAACAGGATTTTTATGCTCTTGTAAAAAATTTTTAGTAAAGGAGGGAGCTTTTGTTTTTGCGGTTACTTCATAATCTAAATTTAATTTATCAAAGACTTTGGCAATGCTTCTTGCTGCCCATATTTGAGGTTCTATTCCTGTTTCTTTTTTTACTTCTAGGAGTAACGTTTCTTCTTGTGATGCTAATTGTTTCTTTAGTTTATGAGCAGCTTCAACGTCTACGCGTACTCCCTTAAATTTCATATCAATTAAACACGGAAACAATTGTGTTTCAAGATCAAATACTTTTGTAAGATCCTGTGCTTTAATTTCTTTAGATAATCTTTTAAACAAACTTAAAGTTAACTCTGCATCTTTTTCTGCATAAGACCCTACATACATTGCAGGTAGTTTCCACATTTCAGCTTTAGCATCTATGCCTGCTTTATCAGCTGCAGCTCTTAATGCTGTTTCATCTTTTACTTGATTAAGATAATCTAGAGATAAACTGTTTAATGAATACCAAAATCTATTTTCATCGATAAGTGATGCCATGACCATTGTATCAACAATATGGCCATTTATTTGCACTCCGTATGCCTTTAACCAACACACATCATACATTGCGTTATGAAATAATTTAACACATGGCAATGCACATACTTCTTTTATCCATCGCATTACTACAGCTTCATCAAAAAAGTTTCCTTCTTTATGTCCAAAAGAATAATAACCTGACCATCCTTCTACAGCTACAGCTATTCCTACAATTTCTCCTTCGCCAACTAATGCACCAGAACCCTTAGACTTTAGACCTGGATCTCTTGTTTCTAAATCGATTGCTATGTATTTGTGCTCTTTAAGATCCGGAAAAGATTCTGGACTTATCCATTCCGTTTGAGCCTCAAACATCATTTAGTTATTCCCCATGAGTTTGGTTTTTCTTTTTTTACTTCTTTTGGTTTTTCTGGATAGTCTCTATCGATTGCCATATCAATGTAATGTTTAGCTTTAAGTAAGTCTTCTTTCTGATTTTTCTGTTTGTGACGACACAAATATTTTATAGCGTTTCCCTCTGCAAAGGGCAAGTTGTTTTTGTTTATGAACTCTGATGGCTGTATCACCATGGATCTATAATGAGTTCCTCCTACTTGTTTTTTATATATGTCGCTCATACTATTGGTTCTCCTATTATGTAATGATAATCTGACGATGGTTGCATTATATGTAAATTTTCTTTTGCTCTTGTTGTGCCTACATAAAATAATCTATGTTCAGGATCTGGATCATCATATGCTGCTCGATAAATAAATTCATCTTGTCCTTCAACACCATAGTCTGTAAACAAACATATGTTTTCACATTCTTTACCTTTTGAACCATGTAAAGTAAGCAGTTGTATATTTGATTTATCCATTAAATTGTCCCCTCTTTCTAATAACGTTTGCATATATTCTTTCGTGTCCTCTGGAATATGTAATTGTTTCCAATCACCTTCTATTAATAAACCATGATCTTTTTTTAATTTTTGTAAGTCTACACTCGTCTCTCGCTGCACCGTTTTACCATCAGAGTAACCTCTTGCTACATGCCCTTTCTTAACCACTAGATGTGCGTAAACTTTTTCAGCTTCTTCAGAAGAAACAGAAGCTCCTTGATTTAATCTTGTCCAAATTCGATAGACTTCTAATATAGAGTTAGGTAAATGTTTATTTGTTTTACCACTAAACCTCATGCCTAAAGAATAAAAATGCTCTGAAATATTAAGTAATAACTTGTTTGTTCTGGCCAATATCATCCACTCACCTTTAGAAAAATCAATCTCCTCTAGTATTTGATTGTAATAAACCACGCCCTCCGCATCTCTTGGTATCCATTTTTTCTTTATTCTAACACCAAGTCTATCTAATATTTTAACAGCTTCTTTATGCACAGTTCTTGGAACCCTTCGTGATATTTCTTGATCATCTCTCTCTCCTTCTTGTAACATAAAGCAATTAGGATCTGCTCCTTGAAACCCATAGATAGTTTGATCATCGTCTCCTGCCATATAAGCTCTCTTGCAATTAGATTTTATATAATCAAAACATTTCCATTGATGTGGACTAAGGTCTTGGGCTTCATCGAGGAAGATGACATCGAGTGGAGGACATCCTTCTTTGTATAATCTTAAATCTGTTTCTAATTGTATTGTAGTATCTACATCTACATCATGATGTTTCTGTAATTCAACCGTTGCGCTTTCTAAAGAAATTAATTTAGATCTTGCATATTGTATTATTTCTAAATGTTTATTTTTATACATTGGATTACCTACTGCATCAGGCTTTGTTTCAAAAGATATGTTAGCCCACTCTGGATACTCTTGTTTAAATCTATTCCATTTTTTATTTTTAAGTAAGTAGATGTTTGTATCTATACCGCATTCGTCTTTACCCATTTTATGCATAGTAGATATATGTTTTAATTTTTTGTCAGGAAATAATTCTGAAATTCTTTCTTCTGCTTCTTCTGCTGCAGCCTTACTGAATGTAATATATATTATTTTTTGTGGGTCAGTATTATAATCATTTAATTCTTTTTTTAAATAGTGATTTACTAGTCTGTATGTTTTACCTGTTCCAGGTGGTCCCATTATTTTTTTTACTATAGCCATGGTGATTTTTCTATTTTAGTTGTTCTTGGATTTGGTCTTTCTAGTTTAATGGTAGGCATCTTTAATAATCTAATTGTTTTTGTACCAACTTTAGGTGATGTTTCTTCTGCTTCAAATAAAGATTGTAATAGTCTTACTGTCTTTTGTTTAGGGTAAGTTCTTTCTGCCCACGATTTAGTTTTTAATAAATACTTCCAAAAATCTTTAAATTTAAAATAAGTAAAACCATCGGTATCTGTAAAAGCAATACCTCTCATAACATCTTTTAATTCTTTACCTGGGGTTTTATTTATATAGTCTGCTAGTATTTCTTTTAGCTGCACATCTAGTTTAGATGATGCTGGCGCAGGAATAGTTTCTAAATTAGCAAATAATTTTATAAGTAGCCTTCGCCACATATGTTTTGGCACAGGCATCATTGGTTTACCTATTTGATTCATACACGCCAAAGAAAACTTTTCTGGATCGTGTAGTGTTGCATCATCTACTTCAACACTTTCACCATCAATAGATGCAAAGTATATTGGTGGATCAGAATCATACTTTCTAATCTCTGTAATTTCTGGTGTAGGAGCATTATCGCCTACGCCAAATTGTTGTAGTGCACACTTTTTAGCATCACAAAAACTATGTATCGGCTCATCTTTACATTTATAATTATACTCTTTACTATCTAAAGAACCTATTAAAGTATTTATTTCTGTTGCATCTAACGGAGGAGTCATAAATTGTTTGTTGTAAGTAAACATATAACTTTGCCATTCTTCTTTATCTGGATATCTTTTCTTTAAGTAAACTCCAACATTATACATACAGTTGTTTCTTTGACCATCTGGTACACCATCACTTAACAATGTAATTAAACAAGGAGGCATTCCTTTGAAAAGATCTGTTTCTTCTTTTTTGTTTTCTATTTTTAAATTATTTAATTGTTCGCCTGTTAAAGCTATTTCTTCATGTAGTTTAAAAAATTCATCTATCTTTAAAACATTACCATCTAAATTATATGCATATCTAACTGTTCTTTCATTTGCATGATAAGGTAAGTTTAAGAAACTACCTGTGTCTCCACGATCTACTCTTATATAGTCTTGTTTGGGAAATATTTCTGCACCTGCAAATCCCATTGCAGATGCGATAAGTTTTAGTTTTACTCTCATTACTGTTGCAGGAACAAATTCTTTTGTAAATAAAAATGCGTGTGCTCCACCTGATTTAGATCTACAGACAATTATAGGTATACTTTTTTCTTTTAATTTTAATATAAATTTTTTATGATCAAATGGATAGGTATCGATATCAATACATCCCCATT